CCGGGCTACGTCGGGCCGATTATCAACCGCGACCAGTACGGCTTTGTCGGGTTCCGAACCCACCGACAGAACTTTCACCGGAAGACGGAATCGTATGTGCTGTCCGATAGGGTGCTTCGGCATTTGCGTGAGAGGGGCGTGCAACTCATCTGTATTGCCGAGGAGGATACGGGAAGGGTGTATGAGTGGCACCACTCTCAGTTCCGGCACAGTATGCCACAGCACGGCAAGGGAGACGAGGAAAAAGACGAAGACCAGACCTTTGCGCCGGTAGACGAGGCGTGGGGTGTCTTTGAGAATCATGCTGAAGATGTGTTGCTCGGCGACCGGGAGGTGAACTGAGATGTCTGACGAAGACAGTGAGGATTCCATAAACTACGAGTCTGCTGAGGTGACTGTTGAGGTCGAAGACGGTGAGGAATTCGTGCTGGGTGAGGTTACAGACATCTCGGTCGAAGACACGCACCGTGAGTTTGAGGTAGCTGATGACGGCGTGTACGAAGGCTCGTTCGAGGTCAGAGACGATGGTGGGTTGTTCGAGTCGGTGATAGCAGAGACGGCATTTGAGTCAGGGATGGAAAAGGCACTGGCCGATGAACTGGATGATATTATCTCGGCTGACGAAGACGTGGGTGGTGTTCCACCTCCGGAAACGTTCTTGGGAGAGCGTTCGTCGCCGGATGTAATCGAAGAGTTGACTGTAGACAGTGAACAGGCCGAGAAACTGTTTCGGATTGTCTACCAGAAGTTGAACCAGTATCAAACGGAAATGGGGCAGTTGCCTGACCGACTGGTGTTGGGTGTGCCACAGTTCAAGACGATGGAAGCCTATACACGTGACTTGAAGGGGGAGTCGGTTGAACAGACGTTGCCGGTAGACAAGGTTATCGTGGTGCCGGGGCCGCAGATTCACTGCGTTCGTGACCCGTACTCGATGGTCGAAGCGAGTTTGGAGGATGCTGGTGATTCGTGAACCAGCGACGGCGACAGTGAGTTTTGAGGTTCCTGACCGGAACACGAAAGAAATCCTCGAAGGACTGCATGATGCGATAGCTACCAACGTTCACGTTGAGCATGATAGTGACGGGTCGGTGTCTACTGACATCGAACTTGTAGCGAGGGGACTTACGATGACACCAAGCAAACCAGAGACAGATAGCGATACGGAACCGCCTGTGTATAGCTCGGAAGCTGACTGGGATACGGGGCGGGTTGACCCGTCCGAGTGGGGTATTGAGGTTGAGACGGCGAAGCGGGTGTACGACCGGCTACTGACCGAGGTGACGAAGGGCGTCAAGCATGGTGACCCGGAGGTGGTTATCGTGGGCGAGCCACAGTACCGTGCGCTGTGGGTGTACGTAGACGAGGTGCATACACGCGCTGATAATCCAGAGCAGTTGGTTCCGTTGCGGATGGTCGTGGTTCCGGGGCCGCAGTTGCACGTGGAAACACGGAATCTCGATGTGCTGTTTGGACTGTGAGGGTACGGTCAATCAGCTACTTTTTCGATTACTGTATCGATGAGTTTTGGGTAGTATGTCCGAAGCAGTATGCCCATTACGAATCCGAAGCACCATCCGATGACCATGAGCATGAGCATCAAAATGTAGGTTGGTTCTGGTAGCATGGTCGATAGTTCGTGAGATAGACTGGTAAGGGTTCTCGCACCAGCCGTAAGTATTAACTTCCTGCGTCTCATAGGGTTAGACATGGCAGAAGAGCCAACTGACATCGAACTGGAGCGCAAGATGGCTGTCGAGGATGACTGGATGCTTCGGGAAGGTGCGAAAGCCGAAGACGAGGACGACTGAACTATGAGCGAGTACACCTGCCCGCGTGACGGGTGCGATGGTGAGTTGGAGTACGGCGTGTTCGTGGATGCTCGGTTGGGGATTCGTGGTTACGGCTGTGACGAGTGTCCCTATGCGTTTACGACGGGTGACCTCAAGAAGCGCGGGGTGATTTCGGAATGAGTGTTCCAATCTACTGTCCGGAGTGCGACGTGATGGTCTGCGAGACGGCGTGGGGGCATAGCGAGGGCGAATACGAGTGCCGGGACTGCGACATCGAGTTCCACCTGTACGAGAACGAGTGCGGTGGGTTGGTGGCTGAACGGCTACGCTAAGTCGGCTCATATACGCGAAAGGGTAAGGGTTGAAGGGGTCAAGATGGGTCTTCACCAGTGAGCCGTCTGGTGATTCCGTGATTATCACGCTGGCTGGGCGTAAGTATTAAGTACCATCGGCTCATAGGGTATAGTAGGTGAGAAGGATTGACAACCTACACACTGCACAAAGAGTTGGGATTCGGAACCGAATTCCCGGCTGTTTCCGAGACGTTTGACCCAACCCACCACGCAACGCAAGCCGCGATGGAAACCGACTCGGCGTCGTGTTCGCTGGACGAGATTGTCTTACCGAGCATTTTCCGGCTCCGGAACGATGGCACCGTGTTGGTTGGGTGGCGGGCTGGTGGCGAGTTGGATGCGAGCCGAGCGGCTGGGGCAAAGCAGGAGACGGTTGTCATGGCGGGTGAGGTGTTTGAGGCTGACGTGGACGAGACGGGAAGCGTGACGAAGGTGTGTGTCCGCGTTCCGTACAGCGAGAACCACGACGTGTGTCTGGTGTTCAATCCAAACGACGGCACCCTGATTACGCTGTGGGCGAACCACGCCGATGATACCCACGATTCGTTGGACGTGTCCCGCTACGATTCCCCCGATGCAGTACCGGCGTTGGCGTGAGACGGAGAATATAGATATAGATTTAGAATCCGTATATAGATTTAGTGTTCCTAGGTGTGGGTTGAGTGTTTCCCTACCACCGATGGTATTATGTAGTGTCAGCACGTAGCATGAGTAGATGCCTACGCGGACAGTACATCCAGACGAGGTAGTTGTATCGGAGTTCAATGAACGCCAGTCGTTTGACCCGGAGGGACTGGTTGACGACGAACTGGTGGCGTCGGTGAAACGGAGCGGGGTTATTCAGCCGCCGCTGGTTACGGAGAACGCTGAGGGAGAGTTGGCCGCGTATGTCGGACAGCGACGAGTGGCGGCGGCCAGACGCGCTGGGCTTGACGAGATACCGGTTATCGTGAACGACGTGGATGAACAGGAAGCGTTGATAGCGAGTATTACGGAGAACACGGAACTGTTCAGTAAGGCGGTGTCACCCGCCGACCGAGCGCAAGCGGTTCAGTCGTTGTGGGAGATGATTGGTGGCGATGGAACGCCCGTGTTTTCACACATCGGTTCGATGTTGGGTGTCTCGCCCGATACCGTGCGAACGTGGTATGAGCCGATGCGTGACGAGTGGGAGGGGACGAGTATCGACCCAACGACCAGTAGTTCGTCTGATGATGGTCGGGACGACGATTTCTTTTCGGGTGACCACACGCTCGGCGAGCGGAGTCTTGGTGAGGTTCGCCGGATGTCGGCGGACAAAGAAGAGGCTGAGGCGGCGGCGTGGACGGCTCTCGAACTGGAAGCGACTCAAGAGGACTTGAGCGAGGCAAAGCAGTTGGTTGAGAGTGAGGGGNTNCCTGCGACGAAAGCNATTGAGGACATCGTAGGTGGTGCTGAAGAGACACAGATGCAGGTGGAGATTACTTTTAGCGGTGACCTGCGAGACGAGGTGACTGATATTGCTGAGACGACGGGGATGTCCGAGGAGACGATTATTCGAGAGGCGGTTGAATACTATCTCGATGAACACGACCCGCGACAGAAACAAGCACCAACGACAGAAGCGAAATCAGTGAGTGATTTGCTATGAGCGGGTTCGAGTTTTCGGCGTCACTCGAAGACGTTGACCTCGACCAGTACGATGTAGACGCGCATGATACAGGCTTTGTGTGGGATGCGGTTGAACTGGCGACGAGAGCGACCATGCAACGGCTTGAGTATGAGCTACTGGCCGCGTGGCGGATGGGCTATGATTTCTGTTACGTGTGGACTGACCACCAGTCGGTGAGAGGTTCGTCTGGTACTGTGCGGTTTAACCCATCAATGGGTGTTTTGCCGTCGAACGACCCGGACTGGCAACCGGGTATGGGTATTGGCGCGGCTGAACGCTACGACCTTCGGGAGTTGAGCAGAAAACAAGTACGTGCGGTCAGAAATAGTGACTGACCATGCAATGTGATAACTGCGGCACCGAATTCAAGACGGCTATTCCGCGTAAGGACTATCCAAGCTGTCCTGACTGCGGCGAGCGCGTCAAGCCGACGCTGAACTATAAATCACCAGTCAAAGACGAGGACGAAGCAAATGAGTGAGAATTCCAAGCCACGCGAAACAGGTACAGAGATGCCGTCCGGCGACGAGTTGGCCGGGATGTTGTTACGGCAGACGCATAGCATTGTAACTGATAACCGAGATACGCACGGCGATGCGGTTGAGAACCAGCAACACATTGCTGAGGGCTGGTCGTGGTATCTGCGCGGGCAGGGTATCTTGGACGACGACCAGTCACTTGATGGGCTGGACGTAGCCTACATGATGGGGCTGGTCAAGATGAGCCGGAATGCGGTGGGTGAGTTTGATATTGACCACCCACGGGATATTGCTGGCTACGCTGGCATCGGTGGGGCGTGTAAAGTCGCTACCGGTGAGGTTGACCTGAGTGATATTCAGACCGAGAACTTCGACCATGAGCAAGGGTGACGCGCAGGAACGTGAGGTGGTCAATGCGTTCCGTGACGCTGGTTGGTTCGCCAGACGCGCAACCAGTAGTGGTGGTGGGACGAAACAGGCGAGCTACGACATCATGGCGGCGAAGGATGGGACGGTGTTTGTGGGCGAGGTCAAGTACCGCGACCCGAACAGCCATATCTACATCCAAGCCCGCGAGGTCGAAGAGTTGGTCTGGTGTGCGGAGCAGTTGGGTGGGTTTGCGCTACTCATAGCGCGGTGGAAGCAGGATACGAGTCTGTATGCGTACTTTCCTGAGCAGTTGGAACGCACGGATGCGGGGACGTATCGGATTACGTCAGACGAGAAACTGCGTGCCGCGTTTGAGGTGCCACCCGACCGGAATAACGAGTTGTCTGCTATCAAAACGGCTGAGGGATAGTGGGCCGTGTCGTAAGTATTAAGTTCAGTCAGCACGTAGGACTATTTGTGAACCCAAATGAGTGATTCAATGTCCCTTGACCCAGCAGTCGAGGCTCAGTTTCAGCGGCGGTCGAGCCAGTACGGGATGTCCGTAATTCAGTTCGAGTCGTCGTGGTGGGGCAAGAACACAGTCGGTGACTGGTGTGAGCGCGTGTGGGCGGTAGTCGATGAAGTGAGTGCCGATGCGATGCACTTGGCGATTGCCTGTACTGGTGAGCCTGAGTCAACGATTCAGCCCTACGAGTCCAAATGGCACTGGGATACGTGGGTTCCAAAGAGCAAGGCGGAGATTATCGTGAGTCCGGAGTGGACGCATTTCGAGGGCGAGGGTACTCGTCGCGGGACGGTGTACGTCGCACTGGAGAAACGCGATAGCTACGGGATGAAGGTCTGTCTATGGGGTGACACCTATCAGGCTCTTGCCCAAGACCAGCACGACGCGCTGGATGGGCACTGGAATCAGCTACACCACACGTTCGACGGCACCAACTGGGTGATTGACGAGGTGAACGGCATCGTGGTGAGCAAAATTACTGACGCGGGGTACGACGTAAAGCTGGCAGAGGGGCTTGACATCTGAGGGTCACAATAATTGAGGAAACAGATATGACAACAACAGAAACACTAATGGACGACGACGTAAACAAGTTCGAGGAGTTTGACCGAGTTGACGTAGCGGACGGAACACCAGCAGACGAGGTGGCCGAACTAATCAGCGAGCAGTTTCACGACCCGACGGTAACGCGAGTCGTGGCGGTGTTCGAGAACGACATCTGTGAGTTTGATGCCTCGGACATCGGTAACATCCGTGCTGTGGATAACGCGGTGCATGGGATGATTCGGGAGACGCCTGACGTTGAAACCATCGAGCAGATTCGGATTCGTGGGAAGCCGTGGTTGGCTGACCGGATTCGGGAGATTGCGTCGATGCAGAACGGCGGTGAGGCGACTCTGCACTATGAGTCTCGGTTTGGTGGTGCGGTGTCGAAGACGATTCAGGTATCCGAGGCTGGTGTTGAGCCTGCTGAGGAACCGTATGGCGTTGAGCGTGAGGATGAACGACTGGATATGGCCGCCGCGTTTGGCTATAAGGAGGATGCGGAGTTCGTGCTGATTGCACAGGCGAACGGCGGACTGCAAGTGCTGATGAACGACACACGGATTGTCGAGCCGGGGACGATTCCTCGGTTCGAGGTACACACCGAGGAGGAAACCAATGAGTGATGATTCAATTGACTTTGACCAGTATCAACAGTTTACCGAGAGTACCGCTATCTACCCCGAAGAACACGGTGTTACGTACTGCGCGTTGGGGTTGAACGGTGAATCGGGTGAGGTGGCCGAGAAGGTCAAGAAGGCGATTCGGGATGATGCTGACCTCGACGCTGAAAAGGAACTGGGAGATGTGCTATGGTATCTTGCCCGTCTGTGCGATGAACTGGGCTACTCGTTGCAGGATGTCGCCGAGATGAACGTGGATAAGCTCACCGATAGGAAAGAGCGTGACGTGTTGCACGGCTCCGGCGACGAGCGATAACTGCTAAATGCTTTTCTCCGAGCGTAAGTATTAAGTTCACCCAACACATAGGGTTAGTTGATGGAAGAGATGTCAGAGCCGAAGGTGCTTGCACCGGACTATGACCGCAAAACCCGCGAAGCCGTCGAAGAGCGCGGGATTACTGAGGTGGCTGACGCGCTTGAGTTGCCGGAGTGCTGTGTGGTGAAGATGGTACGTGGTGAGTACCGTCCGTTGTCCGATACGTGCCAGCGGTTCGCCGAGCTTACCGGTACGTCGATTGAGATTTCCGAGTCTGAGGCGGGGTGGCTCTGAGATGGACAGTCGGTATCTCAAGCTCCGCGAGCGTGAAAAGGCGATTGACCGCGAGCTTATCGCCCGGAATACGGCGGTTATCGGCGGCGGCGAGTTTGACCATGAGGCGTGGCTGAAGGCTGAACACCGGGAGATTCGGTTGGAGATGCGCCGCGTGGCTGAAATCGAGCAGATAGACGGTACGGTGTCGTATGAGTAAGGCCGACGGCGTTGTTCCTGAGAGCGTGCTGGTGAGGCGTGAGCCGACGTTTGACTGCTGTCAGGCGTGTGGGTGTGAGTATCGCTCGAAACGTCCACAGCCGTACTGCTCGCCTGTGTGTGGGCGGAGCCAAGTGCGATAACGGTTTTACTGGTTCCTTACCAATCGGAAGTATGCCACAACACGTGCGGGAGGCTCAACACACACGGCATAACTTTGAAGCGAAGTATCGGAACTGGGAGGAATACTACCAGCAACGAAACGCGCTTGACCCGTTCAAGGATTTACTGCAACGCGACCCACGTGTCTGTGACAACTGCTTCATTTTGCGGTACGAAGAAGTCAAGATGCAGTGGTGGCTGGGTGAACTGGGCTGGATGGACTATGAACAGTTTGTCCCGATACAGCCGGAGGAACGGCACGAGGAATTCCATACGGAGAACAACACCGAGGGGCCACGGTTGACGTGCGGGAACTGTGGTCACCGGCATACGAAACACCGACCGCAACCGAAAGAGCGGGTTCGGGAGTTGGCGGAGAACATCACACAGACGTTGGACGAGAAGGGTGTTGACCATGATTCTCGGCTGTTACTGCATACGGTGTCTCGTCGGAATACGAGCGCGAATCAGGGACGGCAGGACTCACACGTGTTTGCTCCGGCAGTAAGGGCGGCGATTGAGGCGGAGCATGATGATGTGCAACAGGTGGTCAAACGGCATCTGTATAGTGCTGACCCGTAAGTATTAAGTTCTCTCGGCTCATAGGGTTATACATGGGAAGAGAGATATTCGCGGTTGATGAACTGGACGAAATCAAAGTCGGTGATGAACTGATTAGCGGGCAGTACAACACCCGCACCGTGTACGTGGTGGACGAGGTAGATGTCCTCGGTGAGATGCGGGTTCCCAGCAGTGACGAACCGGAGTACACGGCAGGTGTTCGGGTTCGTATCCGGGGCATGAGCTATCCTATTCACATCAGCTACGAGACGCTGGTTGAGACGGATTTGTACCGTGTGAGCCGTGACTGGTCGGACTTAACCCACGAGCAGGCGACCGCAGTTGCGGCGAAGTACGCCAACTGAGTAGGCTGGTAGCCTTAGCCTATAAGTTGTTATGTTCCGATTATCTGGTATGCAGGTTGAACTGTTGAACGCGACACCGCATCCCGAGGAGACGATTTGTCGAGCCGCCCGCAACGATTACATGGAACAGTACGGCGGTGACTTGCCGTTTTACCGCGTTATGGAAGGGATTGCTGGTGAGACGATTGCTGATAAGAAGCGGAACCTTATCGAAAAACTGCTTGACCGGGGTCACTTTGGGCCGTTTGAACACGTCCAAGCGACGTTTCATGTGAAAGGCGTCAGTCGGGCGTTGATGGCACAGATTACGCGGCACCGACCAGCGACGTTTGACGTGCAGAGTATGCGGTATGTGACGTTCAATGACTTGCACCCGGAGGTTGGTGAGTGGTTCGTTGAGATTCCTGAACTGGGCAACGCGGAACTGCATGGGCGGAACGCTGAACTGAGTGAGCGTGTATCCGAGACGATGACTGACGAGGAGATTGCACTTGACAGGGGTCGGGTGTATAGACAGGCTTTGGAGAACGCGATTGCCTCGTACAAGGACTTGTTGGCGTTGGGGACGGCTCCGGAGAACGCGAGGATGGTGCTACCTATCGGGACGAAGGTGAACATCGTCTTTTCGATGAACGCTCGCACGTTGATGCACATTGCTGATATGCGTGGTGAGGCAGATAGCCAGTGGGAGATTCGGGAGATGACCGAGGCGGTGTTGGAACAGGCGGCTGAGTGGTGCCCGTATACGTTTGACTACTATAATCGGGAGCTAAAGGGCCGAAAGAATCGACTGGCACCGTGATAATCACGGCGAAAGTATTAAGTACCACCGCCTCGTAGGACTAATTGCTATGAAGGAAAGCATCATGCTCGATGTAGACCACGAATTGAACGGTGCAACTGTGTACGACCCGGCGACTCTCGAAGTGGTGGCGACGAACATCATCGTTCGGGGCGATGGGACGACGTGTTCGGTTGGGACGGCCACTGTTTCAGGCGATGTTGGTGTCTTCCACGGTAGCTCCGCCGATGACATGATGGCGACTATCGAAGCGCGTGGGTGGCAAATCGAGGACACCGAGGGATTCATCCAGCAACCACACGAACTCACGGCGGCTGTTGACGCTGGTGAGTTCGACCGCGTGCTGTGGAAGCATTGAGACGGAGAAATATAGATATAGATTTGAAATCCGTATCTATATTTAGGATTTCTATAGGGGGTAGGGTACGTTCGTGGCGGTGGTTATTTCTTAAACACGAACATAGGGGCTGGTAGGATGCGCGTATATCTGGACGAGAACGTCAGAGAAATGTCGGAGGAACGAATCCGCTATCTCATTGAAGAGTTTGACCGAACCTGTGTGAACGTCAGCGGTGGCAAGGATAGCACCGTGGTTTTCGAGATGGCGTATGACATCGCCGAGGAGATGGGCGAGTTGCCTATCTACTGTATGTGGATTGACCAAGAGGCGGAGTACAAGGCCACCGAGGAAATCGTGGAATCGTGGATGAAGCGCGATGGGGTGATACCCGTCTGGATGCAGTGCCAGATGGTTATGACGAACGCCACGAGCGACGAAGAGGACTTTCTGGACATTTGGCATCCTGATAAGGAAGACCTGTGGATGCGGGAGAAATCGGACATCAGTATCAAAGAGAACACGTTTGGCACCGAGCGGTTCAGCGAGATTTTCGAGGAGATACTGTACCAGCACGTCGCCGATGAGGACGATGACATCACTGTTGGGGCGTTGGGTGGTGTTCGAGCGGCTGAATCGCCCAACCGGTATCTTGGGATGACCACCAATAGCGTCCATAAAGGTATCACCTACGGCAAACAGGCTGATTACGACAACATCAACACGTTCTATCCGATTTACGACTGGACGTACTCGGACGTGTGGAAGTACATTCACGACAACGATATTGCGTACAACGACATCTACGATGCCCAGTACAGCCACGGTGTTTCAGTGAGGGATATGCGGGTGAGCAACCTCAACCACGAGACGGCCATCCGCCATCTGTTCTGGTTACAGGAGTTTGAACCGGACACGTGGAACAAGCTGGCGGCGCGGCTGGATGGTGTGCATATGGCGAGTCAGTTTGGCGCGAACAACTACGTCCCTGAAGAGTTGCCGTATATGTTCAAAGACTGGCGGGCATACCGGAACTACTTGCTCGATAAGATGGTAGATGACCCGGAGCATAAGCGCGGGTTCAAGCGGCAGTTTTTCACACAGGACTTGATGGCCGAGCATCTGGACGACTCGGAGTACCGCCGGTTGCTGAAAGGACACGTTCGGGGCATCCTGACGAACGACTGGGAGGGGGATACGGTGTTGGCGAATGCGAAAGAGCAGGTGTCGTTCCCTGAGAACAACGAGTTGATGAAACGCAAGAAGCAGGAGCTAAAGAAGCAGAAGCCGGAGGTCTGGAATCAGTTGTACGAAGAGGGCGTGGTACAGTATCCGGCTGAGGGCTACTCGTCTGAAGAGGTGGCGTGAGGATGCGGATGTATCTGGACAAGAACGTCGAGGAGATGGCCCGTGAGCGGATTCGGTATCTGCTCAACGAGTTTGAACACGTCGTGGTGAACGTGAGCGGTGGGAAGGACTCGGCGGTGTGCTTCTATCTCACCTACGAAGAGGCAAAGAAGATGGGTGAGTTGCCCATTACGGTGTTCTGGTTAGACCAAGAGTTCGAGTATCAGGCGTCAGTAGACCTCTGCAAATACTGGTTCGAGTTCGACGGCGTTGACCCGCTTTGGTTGCAGATACCCAAGCGGCTTCCTAATCCCTTTAGTCAGGAAGAGGGTGGCTATATGTGGGGCTGGAATCCGGACAAGGAGGATGTCTGGATTCGAGAGAAAGACCCGATGGCTGTTCACGAGAACAAGTATATCGACTACCCGTGGCACTTTGAAGAGGTGTTTGGGCAGGTGTTGTGCCATGAGTTTGACCCGGAGACGACGTGTTCGATTGGCGGTGTTCGGACGGAAGAGTCACCCCTTCGCTACTTGGGCGTGACTCAGCACAACACGTACAAGGGGATTACGTGGGGAACGATGAACAAGGGCGGGATGCCTGCGTTCTATCCAATCTACGACTGGACGTACAGTGACGAGTGGAAGTTCCTGCACGATAACGACTACCGCTATCATCCCGTCTATGATTTCCAGTATCAGATGGGTGTCTCGGTGCGGGATATGCGCTGTGGGAACCTCAATTCGGAGTTGGCGTCGAAGCAGGTTGAGCGACTACAGCAGTTCGAGCCGGAGACGTGGGATAAGTTTACGACGCGGTGGCCGGAGGTACGGCAGGCACAGAAAGACGTATTGAGTTATCTGCCGAGTGAGCTACCTGACCACTTTACGAGTTGGAGGGAATACCGCAACTATCTGCTCGAAAAGGTGATTGAAGACGAGACGCATAAGCAGGTGTTCAAGCGTGAGTTTTTCAATCAGGACTTGCTGTCCGAGCATCTTGGGAAGACGTATGACGCGCTGTGTCGCTCCCACTGCCGGGCGATTCTCAAGAACGATGTGACAAGTGGTGAGGTGTTGGAGAACGCGAAACAGAAGGTCGCGTATCCGGAGAACGCCGAGGTCAAGAAGCGGAAAAAGCAGTGGCTCAAAGAGAACGGCTACTGGGAGACGCTACGTGAGGAGGGTGTCGTGGGGCCGGGTGTAAACGCGAAGCTCTACAATCCTGACGAGTAATCAACCTAACTTCTTTGTACTGGTCGGACTATCGTACACGTGAATACCGATGGACGAGATAATTCAGGACATCAAAGAGGTTCTTGAGGAAACCGAGGACGTACAGGAGAAATACGACCAGTTGAACGAGCTACGTGATGCGATAGCTGACTTTTCGCCGATTTCGGATTATCCGATTGACCTTGTTCGGTGGGTGCCGGTTGAGAAATGTCGAGCCAACAGCTACAATCCGAATCAGGTGGCCGATGAAGAGATGGGCTTGCTATACAAGTCCATTGACGCGGACGGCTACACCCAGCCGGTTGTGGTCGATGAGCAGGTAGACGAAGACGGTGAGACGATGTATGAGATTGTCGATGGGTTCCACCGGTATATGACCATGAAGACGCACGACGACATCTACGAGCGGTCGGATGGGCGGCTTCCGGTGACCATTATTGACGCGGATGAAAAGAACGAGCGCAGAGCCGCCACAGTCCGCCATAATCGGGCACGTGGCGAACACAGCGTCGATGGAAAGGCAACAGTAGTGTTCGAGATGCTTGACGATGGGTGGGACGATGAGGACATCTGTGACGAGTTGGGTATGAGTCCGGAGGAGTTGACCCGGATTAAGCACGTGACTGGCTTCTCGGCGTTGTTCGAGGATGTCGAGTACCAGCAGGCATGGAAGGCAACCCAACAACTGCAAATCGAAAAGGAAGAGGGACACGCCGACGAGATTCCGTGATAATCACGCTCTCGGGAGACGGGTGAGGCACAGAATATAGATATAGATTTAGAATATAGATATAGATTTGAGGTGTTCTGTGTGTAGGCGGCTGTCGTAAGTATTAACTTCTTTTAGCACATAGGAATTATATGCCGGATGCCGAGATACCCGATGCGGCACAGTTTGACAGCGAAGCGTATGTCTCGTGGTTGCACGACCAAGACTGGACACACGTTCCTGAACACAAGTACCAGACAATTGGCGAACACTGGTATATGGCGCAGGCGTGGTTCGAGGACGAGGATGCACAGATATTCAGGCGGATTGTAGACACGATTAACGAGTCACCGTTTACCGAGCGGTACAACGGCCACAAGTACCACTATCTCTACTGCNACGAGTACAAGTATTGGGTGAGTGCGAGCCACTACACGCCGGGTGTAATGCTCAACAGGGAAGAGATTAACCCTGACCACATCCAAATCACGCTGGATGACATTTGANCCGAAGATAAGCGTCACTATCATGTACGCGCCGTGGGAGGCGTGGCGGAGCGAGGTTGCTGAAAGACTTTACCAGCAGTTGTCTGAGTCGGNGTGTATCGAATCAGTATCCAAACACGCGAACAGCAAAGACCGGTTGATATGGGAGGATGCGAGAGAGTGCTGGTTGGCTGGGGTTGAGGCGGGAGCAACACATCATCTGGTGTTGCAGGACGACGTAGAACTGTGTGAGAACTTTGGTGAGGCGGCCTACCGAGCGTTACAGGCGGTTCCGAACCGCCCGGTTTCGTTCTACGGGACGCATAAGCGTATCCGCGAGGCGTTCGAGAACGGCCACCGATGGATTCGGTACAACGGCGGCTTTTGGGGACAGGCACCGTGTCTGCCGACGATGTGGATTGAAGAAGCGGTGCAGTTCGGTGATACGTATGCGAAACCTGAGTTCCAAGCTGACGACTGTCGGCTATCTCTGTGGGCTGAGTTGTCGTTACACTGCAACACGTGGGTTACAACNCCTCAGTTGGTCGAACANCTCGGCAACGAGGATAGTGCCCGTGGCTCGATGCCACCGTCTGACTGGACGGCGGCTCTCTTCGTCGGTGATACGGAGTACGACCCGACGGCAATTGACTGGAAACGTGGGTTGCGTGACGTGCCGATGGCCTCTCGACCACTCCAGATTCAACGCCGACCAGAAAAGTTCCGACTGGATAAGCTGGAAGCTGATGGCTACATAGAGTCAACAACTAAACCCTGAAGGGTCATACAGGTGGTATGAGTTGGACGAGCCACATCGACCTGATTGAAGAGACGTTTTTCGAGGACGTGGAATACCTTTCCGAACGAGCCAAAGCAGATGATACGGTTCCGGACGAGTTCATGCCGCCGAAGCCTCGTCCGGATGGGGTGTGGTTTCATATCCCCGACGTGGGCTGTGCAACGCTGTGGTGGCCGGGAAACCGAAGCAACACCATGCGCTTTTCGCACTGTTACGTGGTTCCCGAAGCGCGTGGTGAGGGGTATGGCAAGGCGTTGGCGGTCTACCGGTACGAGTATGCAAAGCAACATCCCGACTGTGAGCGGGTGGATACACTGGCGGCGTACTCTCAACGACTGTTCGAGGCGTTGGGNTTTGAACTGGTTGAGTACCGTGGCGAGGCGAACATCCCGTATCTGGAACAGGTGTTTTGACGATGAAGCGTGAGCTAGCTGACTGGGCGTCGGAACGCGACTGGACGCATATCCCTGAAGACAAGTTCGAGACGATGGATGAACACTGGTACGTGGTGAGCGACTGGTATGACGGTGAGGACTTGGAGATGTTTCGTCGGTTCAGAGACTTTATCTCGCAGAACGGCACCATCGGCTTCTACAACGGCAAGGCGTTCACCTACGTCGAGATGGGCGACTGGAAATACTGGATAACACAAAGCTACTACTCGAACGGCTTGTGCCTGAACCGGCGGTATGTCGGGGATGGTCAGCCGTAAGTATTAAGTTCCGTCCCTACGTAGTAGTATGGGCCGGGGCTGACCAAAAGTATTATATACCACCTCCACATACGGGTTTCATCGAACGGTAGGTGTGTTGGGGAGTGGAATCGGGAAAGATGCACAGGAAGCCACTGAGCGCGTCTGAGAGGCACGAGTATTAATAACCTCCCCGTCACTATGTGGATGTATGCAGATTCGAGCAGTAGACTTGAACGAAGTACGACCGTACCATCGCAACCCACGCAAGCATGGGGATGATGCGATTGAAGGCGTGATGAACAGTATTCGGAAGTTCGGCTTTCGAGTGCCTGTGGTGCTGGACAAAGACGGTACGATTGTTTCCGGCCACGGTCGGTTCAAAGCCACGCAACAGTTGGAAGGGACGCTGGACGGTCGCATCGAAGAACTGCGAGAGGTTGGCCGTGACGAGTTGGCGGATAACCTCGAACTGGTTAATGACGGGAAGCTGTACGCAATGTATGAGTCCGAGTTGGACGGACGGACGTTAGACGAGTTCCGCATTACCGATAACAAGATTGCCGAGGCGAGCGAGTGGGATTTCGACACGCTCGAAGACGAGCTACTGCAACTCGACATCGAAGAGGACGGGGTAGTCGGCTACAGCGAAGACGAGTTGGAAAACATCGTTGACTCGTTCGAGGTCGAAGAGGACGATGAACCGACGATTGACCCTGACCCGGAAGACTTGGATGGCGATGCGGTCGGCGCGGTTGACCCCGCGGAAGACCCAACGGTCGAACTGGTCTGCCCGAACTGTTTGGAGAACGTGGACGTAGACGCCGAGTTAGCACTACGGGAGTTCGAGATGCTGGGCGGCAGTGAGACGCCTGCTGACCCAACGGGGGTGGAAGCAGATGACTGAAGCTGAAGCTGAAGCCGAGGTCACAACACTCGGCGTTGAGTCGGTTTCACTGGATGAGGTCACCGAGTACCAGCGAAACCCCAAAGAGAACGAACAGGCAGTCGAGTATCTGTTAGAGGCAATCCCCAAGTTCGGCTTCAAAGTCCCGGTGGTGCTGGACGAAGAGAACGAGATTGTTGCGGGACACGCGAGAACCGAAGCCGCGAGAGAACTGGAAGGCACACTGGACGAGGTAGTCGAAGAACACGCCGACAACGGAAACGAAGAGCTTGAGACGAACCTTCGAGCGATTAACGAGGGAAACATATGGGCCGTTCGTGCCGAAGGACTCACCGAAGACGAAGTACGTGAGTTTCGCATTGCGGATAACCGCGTCCAAGAACTGAGCAGTTGGGACTCGAACAAGCTACAGTTCGAGCTACGCGAGATTGAAGAGGCGGTCGGCTTCCCACAGGACGAAATCGACTCTATCATCAGCGTCGATTCAGTTCCAACGGTCACCGCAGACGACATCAAGGAAACCGAAGAGGAACTGGAAACGCACTACAAGGAACTGTCCGAAGCAAAGGCCGACAGAAAATCCCGACTCCCATGTCCACACTGTGATGGGTGGATACACGTGGACGTTGAGGAACTGGAACGCGCTCTCATCCGCGAGGGCGTCCTGACTGAAGACGAGGTGTAAGCACGTATGTCTGCAACTGAACCCGAAACTGAAGACGATGGTACAGAAGATGTCACGGTCGAAGATACCAAAGGCCGAGTGTGGCCTGCGGCTCTACGCGGCGGCAACAAGTTCCCTGACTACGCGGCGTTAGCCGGGGAAGCTCCCTTCGATAAACCAACGGACGAATACTCGGAGGTCGAACGTCGCGCTGAACTGTATAAGATGATTGAACAGCAGGGCCACCCCAAGAACCTTGAACAGTCACAGACCGCACTAGGCAAGAAGTACGGCGTTTGCCAGCAGATGATTTCCAAGGACTTCAAACGCATCAAGGAGTACGTGGCCCAACACGATACAAAGCGAGCGAAGTCTATGATGGGCTGGCTTGCCGAACAGACGGTGTTCAAACACATCGAAGCCGCCAAACGACTCGAAGACGCGGGAAGACTGGACGAAGCCGCTGACCGCTATGACCAAGCCCTCGATACACAGTCACAGTTCATGGAGTACCTGCTTGAAACGGGCGCGGTTGAGAAATCCGCCGATAAACTTGAACTGGACGTGGATGCCGGGGAAGCCTATATGTCCATGTTACGGCAAATGTCTGACGAATAAGCGGTTGTAGTCGTTGATTCACTACTCGGCGTGGATAGCTTATACCATCCCGTCGCCGTCTGGTGGTTTGCTGGTTTTCGGTTGGCTGTGAGAAATGTGGTTTGCAGTAGTATCACGCAACAAACATAGCGTAAGTATTAAGTCCCTGCGACACGTAGGGTACACAGGACTATGGCGAGCGGCGACGGCTGAGTGGGTGTCTGTGGTGCAAGCGAGAACCCCGTCTGTGGGTGAGAACTGACGACTGGTGAGTCGGGATTTTTTTGAGAGCAACTGGGCGACGATGGTGGGGGTGTCTTTTCTGTGAATTGTTTTCCGGACGGTTTTGTGAGGCGTAAGTATTAAGTTGGTTCAGCACGTAGGGGTTAGTAGGTGAGAATCAGATGTCCAACCATCGGCACGACCCGGAGATGATTTCCTGTGCGGAGTGTAGTCGGGAGTTCGACCTTGCGAGACAGCACTATTACGACAACGTCTGCCCGTCGTGCAAAGACGACCGTGTGACGTGGCCGGGGTGTTTCCGGTGCAGTGAGCGCATCCCGCCCGAAGAGCGTGCGACGGTCACTGTCCGTGGCCGGACGGGAACCGAGCGACTGCCCGCTCACGAGTCGTGTGCCGAAGAGTACGAGGAACAGGAGCGGCGGTACTAACTATGCGCGAGGATTTCGGCCCGGAGCGTGACCGGGAGATGGAAGCTGAGTCGCTACGGCGAGTTGACGGCGACGAGTAGCCCACGTAACGGACGAATAATTTTCTGCGACCGTTTCGTAGTGTGGATGCTGAAATTGCTCAGAACGGCTCTACGGCCTTTTGGCCGTATGTATTAAATATAATAAGCACGTAGTTACCGTATGGGCGTGTGCCCATAGATTCGATGCCAAGTGAGAAACCAGCGATTGAGACGGACGATGTATTCAGGTTGTTAGCGAGCAAGCGGCGTCGGTTTGTGTTGTTCGTGTTGGATGCTCGAAGCCGCGTGACGGTTTCGGGGTTGGCGGAGTTGGTGGCGGCACAGGAGTTTGACCAACCACGGTACGCGCTGTCGGACGAGCAGGTAAAGCGGGTGTACGTGAGTCTGTATCAGGTTCACCTTCCGAAGCTCGAAGACCACGGTGTAATCCGGCAGGTGGATTCGGGCGAGTATGTGTTGTGGGAGTCGGCGGACGAGGTGTGGTGGTATCTGGAGAACGGGCCGAGGTCGTCGGAGTTTCAGGAGCGGTTGAACCGGTAAGCGTAGCCTAAACACCTTAGTAGGTGACACTCATATCCCGTGGTATGTCCACGACAGATTGTGAGACGGTACCGATAGCAGACGACGAGTTACCATCCTATGCGGTGGTTGAGTTGATTGCTGACCAACGGGATGTTTCCGTCACGGAGGTTGGGCCGGTGTTTTACGAGTCGGGTGTTGACCCGGACTTTTTGGACGCGCTGTTCTACGGATGTCGGTTGATGGATTTTCGTTTGAGGTGTCGGCTACGGAACTCCGGCTGGTTTGAGGGTGTGTTCTCGTAGGTAGTTCGGGAGGTGGATTTCTTGTGGTTCGTCGTACTCCCAGCGAACGGCCCATGCGGTGTTTTCCTCGGCGTCGATAAATCGGAGTTGGTCGGTTTGCCGTCCGTTTCGGTAGACGCGGTACAGGGTGTCCAGTTGAATCGACTGGTGCATACGACGGTATGGCGCGAGAGACAGTATTGTTACAAGCCGGTTACCACACAGTAGGCGGTGATTAATAGAATCTATATCCATATTTGAAATCCGTATATAGATTTATGATTTCTATAGGTAGTTTCTTGGTATAGTGGTGGCTATCGTGGGCTGTTGGGCGTGTTGTGCAGAAGGCCATACCCGCGAAGGTTGTGGCTTGGTCACCGTTCAATTCGTGGTTCGGTGGTTCAAATCCACCCACGCCCTTCCGCCGTCTGCGTGAATTAAAAGTAATTCATTTTAATTCATTGGTACGGCGTCGGGGTGCCTCCCGTAAGTATTATCTTCATTTAGCACGTAAGGTATTCATGGGTAATAGCAGATTACCGCCGGATGTATCGTTACGAGATGTGGACGAAGCGTTTGGCGAGCCGGAGTACCACACACAGTATCTCGAAGCGACGGTTGACGTGGCATTGTCCGAGGACTGCGACCCGGAGCCGTTGTTGGATATATCCGCGCCGGATGCCGAGGTGGTTCACGTTGAGCATATCGAAGAGAGTGTTGGTGAGTATCTGAAGGCCGTGTACGTTGGGTTCACCGTGGAAACGCAGTTCCGCGATGCCGATGATATTCGGAGTGATGGGCGAGCAGAGTTCGACGTGGAAGGGGCGGATGAGCGCGTGACGCACGTCAAGCACATCTGTACGGAGGTTCGGTAGGATGTACGATTTATCGTTCGAGGAGATGCAGGCTCGGCTGGACGAGGTGTTTCTTGGATGCTATGTGGACGAGCGTTCCAAGTGGGACGACCGCTATCATCTGGAGATTTCCGGACTACGGAGTCGTGACGAGTTGGAAGGTGCGCTGAAAGCGTTGGTGGTTGACGAGCGGCGGTATCTGATTCACGAGTGTGACGAGCGAGCCGGGATTGCGAGCATTAGTCTCTACACGCAAGAGGTGGTTGAGCGCGAGAGCAAGCGTGATAATCACGGGCGGGTGTAGCATGGTCGAGAAGACTGAATTTAGTCGGTCGTTGGACAGTCCGATTGCACCGTTGGGGTTAGGTCGGTTATCGGCGACGGCTGACCGACATGAGTGGCTGTTGGAACCAACCGACGGTGGCGTGATAGACCGCGTTGAGACGGTGTTGCTGATACGGGATTTTATCGACCAGTTGCCGAAGACGATGGGTACGTTTACCAAACGGCATTTGGTCACCTATGCTGGAGAGCAGGGATTTGACGAGGTGACGGTCAACTGGTTCCGACCGGAGTTTATGTGGCTGGCAGATTGTTGGCGGTTGCCTGCGCACTACGAAACTGGCTCGCGCCGAACCCGCTGGATAAATCCGAAGTACGCCCACCGTGACCAGTATTCGCCGGTTACAGTCCAGTGTGAGTGTGGAGGAATTGTTACGAAGGTCAAGGATTCGGGCACAGGGTACGGTATTGAGACAGAGCATACCGATGATTGTTTCCCCGGTTGGCAGACGAAGACGGCAGGTATCTTGATGGAAAACCGCCGCGTGTTCATTACGCGGTTGGGGTTGTTGGCGAAGTCCGCGAGACAGAACCATGATTTGTTCCACTGTAACAAGAATCAGGTGTCGCATTACGTGGATTCCTGCGGTGCGAACACGCGAAAGCTCAAGCGAACGGGGATGAACCAGCGGAATAATACTTTCATCGAGTTGGGTCGTCGTGGGTACAGGGCAGAGGAAATCGGTCGGGTGTACGGCTTGTCTGGTGGTCGAGTCCGCGAGGTGATTTCCGTGGATACGAATAAGACGCTATCAGAGCTACAGCGTGGTAATCAGTAGCACGATGAATTACTTTTAATTCATTTTAATTCACGGAGACGGCGAGGCGACAGTATTAAGTACCATCGTCTCATAGGGTTATATATGCAGAGAGAAGCCGACGAAGTTGACGACAGCATTGATTACGAAACGATTGTACCACGCGACGTGATTGGCTTTCACGTGTTCAACCCGGCGATGGGGATGGGAAACGGCAAGGTCGAGGCAATCCGGACGATTCGTGGTGAGCCGCATTTCGTCTGTGACATGGGCGACAAACAGGTTGACCGTCCGGTTGAAAACGTCATGGACAGCCTGCAACAGTTTGGCTACGAGCTATGCACCGAGCCGTGGGAGGTTGCCTCGCCCGAAGACGTGGGCGCGACTGGCGTTGACGAGGCCGAAATCCGCGAGCGAGCCAGTGAGTCGTGGAAGTCGCTGGCGAACGAGTTTGGCGTGACCGAGAGCGACGTTCAGGACATCATTTCGGGAGTCAACTGATGGCGTTTAGCGAGGCGGAGCGAGCAAGTCTGGAGCAGATTGAGCGTAACGGGCTACGGCTGAACGACGGGCGTCCGTGTGAGTGTGGTGTGGATGCCGTGTATAGCACGCGACGTGAGCGGGCGTTCAGCGACTCGATGGTCTATCATCATACGTGTGGCACCTGTGGAAACCGGTTTAGTACGTGGACGGAAGGGTAAGTCGTTTGCCGTGGTGAGCCAATACCGACGGTGGTAGGCAGAGACTAAGTGTTCAAGTACCATCGTTACGTAGCGACGGGTAACTATGGCATCACGTTCTCGTGGGTTTGACCCATCGACGGTCAAGCCGCTGTCCGAGTACACTGGACGGAACCGGTATGTAGACTGGATTGAAGATTATCTCGGCGTCGTGATGACCGAGATTCAGAAAGAGATTATCTATACCATTATGGACAACCAGCGGACAGTGGTTGTTTCCGGTAACGGTATCGGGAAGACGTACACGCTGGCGTGTTTTTCGCTGGCGTATCTGTTTTTGAACTACCCGACGAGTGTGCTGGCGACGAGCGGGACGTACCAGAAGTTGCGGCGTACCTACTGCCGCCCGGTACAGAACTTGCACGAGAACGCCAATGTGCCGTTGCCGGGCGAGTACCTCAAATCCAGCCCGCCGAGGATTGTCATACCGGGCGACCCGGAGGTCTACTGGGAGGCCGCATCGTCTGCGGGTGCGGGTGAGCTTGAGGGTGTCCACAACAAGTACACGCTGGCGATTATCGAAGAGGCTGACAAAGGCTCGGTCACCGAAAAGACCTTCGACAGTTTGGGTAGTCTGCTGACGGACAAGAACGACAAGATTGTCGCAGTGGCGAACCCGCCGACTGACGAGACGGATATTGTTTACCAGAAGATGCAGGACGATAACTGGGCAGTGATTCAGCCGAGTTCGTTCGACTCGCACAACGTTCAGTTGGAGATGAACTATCCGGAGCCGTATGTCCGTGACGAGGACGGTGAAATCGTTTACAACGATGTGACGGGTGACCCGGAACTGAAAGAGAACGTCCGGAAGATGATGATTCCGGAGATGGTCAGTCTGAGTCAGATTCGGAGTGACTGGGAGGCGTGGAACGAGATACCGTGGCCGGGTGCGGAAGAGGCGATGAAAAGTGGCGAGCGACAGGACTTGGATGTTCGGTGGTATCGACGCCGGATGGGGCTTATTCCGCCGGTACAGTCCGAGAGTCTGCGACCGTTCACGCCGGAAGAGGTGGAAGCCGCCTATGACAGAGAGCCACAGCACACCCCGTCGGTTCCTGATGGGATGGGATGGGACGTTGCGAGAGGCGCGAACGCGAGTGCTGACTACAACGCGCTGTCAGCGGTGTTCGGTGATAATCTGGAGATTCTTGACTATTGGCGGGTTGGCGACCATGTTCGGAATGAACAGAAGGTCAAAGAACTGATGGACTGGGAGACGTGGACGGCCACGCTGTTGATTGACTCGGTGGGTGTTGGGAGTGAGGCGGCTGACCGCGTGAAACAGTGGTATCCGTACACCGAGCGGTATAACTCGCAAGCGAAGGCGGCGAATCAGAGCGGCTATGCAAACTGCTGGACTGAAGGGTTGGTTGCACTGGGCGACTGGATGCGAGAGGGTGGTTCGATTTCACATCCGAGGTTGCGTGAGGAACTGCTGGCGGCATCACGGGCGATTGAGATGGAAGAGCAGTACCATGCAGGGACGGATACAACGCGGTTTGTCGCTGACCCGAAATGGCACATCAAGGAATTGTTAGGCCGGTCGCCCGACTTGCTCGATGCCGCGATTATGGCGGTTCGAGTAGCCGAGGTTGGAACGAACCAGCCGCGAACAGTACCGGGGAGATTCTGATAGATGTCAGATGATTCGTCTCGGTCACCGAGCGGCTATGCAACGAACGTGTTGGAGTGTTCGGCCTGTGGCAACGAGTGCGAACACTTTGTCCGGATTGAACTGATTACCGAGTCCGAGAAATACGGTGGGAATCAGCCCTACCGGATTACGGAGTGTCAGATTTGTGGCTACGAAGACGAAGAGCGAATCGGAATGGGTGGGTAACGCCCGAACCGTAGGTATTAAGTACCCCCGGCACATACTGTTTAGTATGCGAGGAAGTACCCGAAGTGAGAGCGAAGCACAGTACCCAATTGACAGTAGCCGATTCACGACGTGGGCCGAACAGCGAGGGGCGACAGTCACCGAGGAGGACGGGCAGATAGTGGCCGAGTGGGACGAGAACACCAGCATCACGATGGGCGATGGCCGAATTTCCTGCTGGAAGCCGTACAAGAGCCACCTGCGTTCCGCCCTCGAAATCGTGAAAGTTTCCCCCGAGGAGGAATCGCTGAGTCACACCGGAGCCGGGAAGGGTGAACTGGACTCGGTGAGTATCCGGGGGACGAACTGCGTATCGAATCGACCCACGTTGGCGACCAGCACGAGTACGTTGTGACCGCCGAGGAGTAACCGGGTCTGGATCGGCTCATATACGCATGAGGGGTAGGGGTCAGAGGCCGAAAACCGGTCTGCAACGGGTTGTATCTGCTGTTTTCGGGCGATTCGGTTGGTGGGTAGGTCGTGCCGCAACTGACTTGCGGCTGGCGATAAAATGGACTGTCAATGAGTACCGAGAACGATGACTCCGACGGTGGTTCCGACGTATATCTTGGAACTAAGATGGGGCAGATGCGGACGAACACCCAACCGGCGTTGCCGGGGTTGAACGGCACGGCGAACAAAGAGAATAACATCTATACGAGTCCGGGTGGGTTGCCGATGAGTTTTGGCAATCCCGACGACCGCATTTCGTTGGGGATGTGGAATCAGTATGAACAGCCGACGATTTGGGAGGCGGTCAACTACCCCCGCGAAGACCAGTTCCAGTTCGACTCGTACTATTTGCGGTACACGCGGCAAGCAGAGGCGAAGGCGATTATCGACAAGCCAGTGAACGACACGTGGCAGGATATGCCGACCGTTCACGACGAAGCCCACCAAGAGCAGGATAAGCCGGTTTCCGACTTCGAGAAAAAGGTCAAGGAGTTCTTCGAGGGCGAGCATACACGCCGGAAGCCGATTCATCGGTTGAACGTGTTAGACCGGCTGGCGCGGTTGGGTCACTATTCGATTCTCGTTATCGGCTTTTCTGATGGTCGTGAGTTGCGGACGCCCGTGGGTGGCGCGTCCTCGCGGGAAAAGATGACCCAAGAGGATATTGAGAGATACACGAACGACCCGATGACCAGCGTTCCGGATGGGATGGGTGAGCCGGAGTTTGACGACCTCGATGACGTGATGTACTTGGCGGTGTTCGGGGAAGACCGCGTACAGGACTGGCGAACGAACGCTGATATGACCAGTCCGAGGTTTAGGCTACCGGATGAGTTTGATATAGTCACACAGGAATACGACGACGACGAAAACGACCCGGAGTTTGATAGCGATACGATTCACTGGACGCGGGTTATCCACGTTCCTGAAGGCACGCTCGAAAACGATTTAGAGGGGATTCCAGCACTCAAGCCGGTGTTCCATGAGTTGCTGAACATCGACAAAATCAAAGCCGCGAGCGGTGAGGGCTTTTGGCGGGCTGGCTATCAGGGCTTGCACGTTCGGCCACCGCAGGATGCGCAAGGTCGGTTCATGGAATTCGATAACCCGAAGGATGTGAAAGACGAAATCGAGGAGTTTATTCAGAACTTCGACCGGACGCTGGCGACTCCTGCTGAAATCAATCCGATTGATAGCTCGGTCGGGAATCCGATGCCGCATCTGGAAGCGAATTACCAGAGTATTTCTGCGGCGACGGATATTCCGAAATCTATCTTGACGGGTGAGGATAGGGCGGACACCGCGAGCGAGGACGACTTTAGCCAGTA